ACTGCTGAAAGTGGCACTTATACTACGGGAGAAACGCAATATTTATCTTATCGTTATAACCTCACAATTTGGGGCTAAGGAGAAAACAATGGAATATACAGTTACCTCAAGTAAAAAAGTTTGCGGTAAGATTAATGGTGAAAAACTTACCCAAGATGATATACTTAGTGCAGGAGGAAGTGTTGAACATCTTCTTGCAGCAGGGCATATCAAAAAAGCAGGACAGACACCAAAGGCAGTAAAAGAAGAACCACAAGTGCTAAAGGATGAACCAGAAGCATTTGCTTTTAACAATTTCAATTACGAACAAGGAGATAAATAACAATGGCTCGTATAGTACTTACAAATGTTGAAGTTTTAGTGGGAGCAGTTGATCTCAGCGATCATGTTGCTTCAGTAACACTTTCATCAACTTATGATGTATTGGAAACCACTGCATTCGCAGGAGGAAATGTTCCAAACGCAGCAAAGACAAGAATTGCAGGATTGGCTGATAACTCAGTTACTCTTGAATTCCACCAAGACTTCGCAGCAGGCGAAGTAGAAGCAACAGTCTACCCAATGTTGGGTACAACACAGACAATCAAAATAAAGCCAACAACTGGACCAATTGCTGCAGATAATCCTGAATACATGGTATCAGCGTTGGTTTCAGAGTGGACACCACTAAATGGTGCTGTAGGCGAATTAGCAACAGCATCTGTTACATGGCCTGTCTCAGGAGCAATCGTTAAGGATGTAACTCCTTAATATGGCTAAAATAGTTCTAACTAATGCGTATGTTGTTTTTGAGGGTACTAATGATTTTAGTGACCAGATTTCCAGCATAACGCTTTCTACTGTTCATGATACTTTGGATGTGACTCCTGTAAAAGAAGGTCAAATCTATAAGGAAGTAATAGCAGGTGTTGGAACTAACTCAGTATCTTTTGATTTTTATCAAGACTTTACAGATAATTCTCTTGAAGAGTTTTTCAATGGAAATGGAACTACTGTAAGTCGTGTAGGAACAAAAGTATCTTGTGTGGTTAGGCCGTTAAATACAGCCAAATCACAATCAAATCCAGAATATCAATTTGAAGCGTTAATAACAGAGTGGACTCCGTTAAATGCTCAAGTTGGACAGTTAAGTACAATTTCTGTAAACTGGCCTATTTCTGGAGCAATAACTAAGGACACAACTCCTTAAATTTAACCAATTAACCTTAAAAGGGGCGTAATAAAATGGATGGACTAAGTATCAAAGTAAAGACCAGTGACGGAAATGAAGGCACATATAGCCTTCGTCCTAAGACTCTTGTTGCATTTGAAAACAAATATAATAAGGGTTTTGCTAAGTTGCTAACTGAAGATCAGAAGTTGGAGCATATCTACTTCCTGGCTTGGGCAGCGATGAAAGATGCTGGAAAGGTAGTAAAGCCTTTTGGCGAAGCCTTCTTAGACACACTTGACAGTGTGGAATTAGAGACTGACCCAAATTCAGAATCCACAGAAACAGCCTAACCTATACGGTAGCAATGGTTTCTGTGGAGACTGGGCTTTCTCCAAACGATTTGCTTGAAGCACCTGACGGTATACTTGAAGCAATTGTTATTTATCTCAAAGAACGATCAAAGGATGCGGGTAGGTAATGAGTAAAAATGCAATAGTGTTAACTGGTGTCAAAGAAACACTAAAGGCATTAGAAGGATTTGACAAAGACGCAGTAAAGAGTTTTAATAAAGTTATTAACTCTGAACTAAATAGTGCTAAAAAAGATGCACTAAGTTATGTTGATTCAAAACCTCCACTTAGTGGCTGGAATACTCAACCTGCTCGTAATCCTCGTTCTCGTGGTGGTGCTGGATGGCCTGCTTGGGATCAAAGTATTATAAAAAGTGGAATTTCTGTTACTAAGGCTGAACGCAAAGTTCGTAGAGACTACACAACAAATGCTGGTGCATTAAAGAACAGATCAGCAGCAGGTGTTATTTATGAATTGGCTGGTAGAACAAGCAAAGGTACAGGAACCTTTATAAAAAATATAGAGGACAAGGTTGGAAATGCATCTCGTCTTATCTGGAAATCAGTAGATAAGAATAAAGATAGAATTGAAAAAAATGTTGAGCAGGCTCTTAATGAGGCCAAAGCAAAACTACAAAAGAATTTAAACATGAGGAGAGGATAAGATGGCCACAACATCAGGAGCAGTAATTGCCAGAATTATTTCTCAGTACTCAGATAAAGGATCTAAGGCTGCTCAAAAAGACATTGCCAAGATGGGCAAGAAGATTGATGACTGGAGCAAAAGAGTTGTAAAGTCTTACGCCATTGCTGGTACTGCTGTTGCCGCTTTTGCAGTTAAACTTGGAAAAGATGCTGTACAAGGTGCGATGGAAGATCAAAAGCAACAGGCTGCATTAGCCACTGCTTTAAGAAATACTACAAATGCTACAGACGCTGCAATTCAAGCAAACCAGGAATATTTAGATGGTCTTGAACTACAAGTTGCAATTGATAATAATCAGTTAATACCTGCTCTTCAGCAGTTAGTTACAGCAACTGGAGATCTTGGTCAAGCACAGTCTCTTTTAACTTTATCAACAGACCTCGCTGCTGCTTCAAATTTAGATTTAGGCACCGTTTCAGGAATTCTTACTAAAGCAGTAAACGGAAATGTTGATGCATTAAAGAAACTTAAACTTCCTCTTGACCAAGATGCATTAGCAGCAAAAGACCTTGGAGCACTACTGGTTGGCTTGGCCAATGTTTCCAAAGGGCAGGCTGCAGCAGCAGCAAATACTTTTGCGGGTAGATTAGAAACACTAAGACTAAAGTTTGCACAGGTAGCAGATAGAATTGGCTACGCCTTGATGCCAGCAATTGAAGAGTTTGCAACATATCTTATGTCTGATGTTATTCCTAATATTGAGGAATGGGTTACTCTCAATGAAACTAAATTGCAGGACAGTTTTAAAGGTGTCATAAACACTCTTTATGCTCTTTCTATAAATATTGTTAAAATAATTGGATTCCTTGAAAGATATAAAGAAATACTTATAGTTTTGGCAAGCATTCCACTTATAAGTGTTTTTGGAAGCCAAGTGGCAATTATTGTTGGACTTGGTAAAATGGTTGCTGATGGACTTAAAGCAATCCCAGTAGCATCAGGTAAAATTGTAGGTGCATTTAGAGGATTTGCAACCGCAGTTGGACTTGTTACTGCAGCATTTAGAGCAGGTGGATTTATGGCTGCTCTTAAGGGTGCCGTTCAATTATTCATGATGCTTAATCCATATGTAAAAATTGCAACAGGATTATTCATACTTGGAGCAGGAGCAGTTGCCTTGTTTACAAGGGCACTTGGAAAATCTGACTCAGCAGCAAAAAAGACTACTCTAACAAATGAGCAAATAGCAAAACAACAAAAAGAATCAATTCTTAATGGATTTAAGCAAGTTGAGGTTGCAACTGCAGCAGCAAATGCAGAAAAAGCAAGAACATTAGACACTCTTAAAAATCTAAAAGCACAACAAGCAGCAGATGCAGCAGCAAGAAAAAGAGCAAAGTTTGAAGCAGACTATGCCAAATTAAATGCTACTCTTGCAAAAAGAGCAGGCGTATCTCTTCTTTCTTCTGATGATGAAAAGATGGTTCAAATAAATGCAGCCATTGCTCTTGCTGATAGACAAAAAGAAATTAATAAACTTGATAAAGAACGCTTAGAGCGTATGAAAGACGAAATCATTTCTATGAAAGTTAGAAATGATCTTGCTGCAAGATATCAAGATATTCTTAAGGCTTTGGCTGACAGTAAAATTGATACAAAAGAAATTGCTATTCTTGCTAAGTTGTGGGAAGTTCCTGTAGAAGCAGTAGAAGCATATTTGGTTACAATATTTGCTGTTGAAGATGCAACCATCACAGACGATGAAATTGTAAATCTTGCTATGAAATGGGGCAGCACCCAAGAGCAGGCAGCAAAATATCTTGACTTCTTTACTTATCTAAATGATGGCTTCCTAAGCGATGCTGAAATTGAGAAGTTAAAAACTAAGTGGAAGATGACTGAAGAACAGGTCAGAATGTATGCTGACTTTGTTGGTGTAGTTAATGACGGTAAGTTAACTGATGCTGAAATTGTTAAGATTCAGGATAAGTGGAAACTTACCACAGACCAAGTAGTTGAATATATCAAGCAAATAGGTAGCCCTGTTTCTTATTCAGGTAGCCTGATTGATCCTGCCAAGGCAGCAGAAATTGGATGGCTAAACGCTACAGCAGCCCTACAAAGATATCTTGATCTTCTAAAGGCTGGAACTGGAGTTGTTGTTCCAAATACAATAACACCACCAGTGGTTGTTCCTCCAGTAGTCATTCCTCCAAAGGTAGATGGTTCAGGACTGGGTGGCTCAAGAACAGATTCAGCAGCCTCAGCAGCCTCAGCAATTGCATATGCAGTAGCAAAGGCAGCAGGAGATTCAACAGGAGCAGCCTTGGCTGCAGCAGGAGTTACTCCAAGTGCCCTTGCATCACAAGAAAGCGGAGCCATTGGTGCAGCATCTATAGCAGCACAATTAGCAGCAGCAGAGCAAGCAGTAAAAATAGCATCATCGTTAGCAGCATTTAAGGCTAAGGAAGCACAAGATTTAGCAGCATCTCAAGCAGCATCAGCACAAATGGATTACGATGAAAGATTTAGATTTAACAGAGGAACTGTTGCTACTGCATCAACTATGAGCAGTGGAAACCTTATGGCTGGTGGATCACCAGTTATCAATGTAACAGTACAAGGCTCTGTAACATCAGAACAAGATTTAGTTACAACAATTAGAAATGGTCTATTGTCGCAACAATACAATGGTGATTCAATAACCCTACAGGCGGTTTAAAATGACTCTACCAGTAATAAAAGTAGAAATTGACTTTTCAAATGGACCGTCATTTGCTTATCCATTTATTTTAGACGATTTGTCATACGGTATTTTAGGTACAAATATTTTAGCAGATGGGCCATTAGACCTTGTAGATATTTCTGATCAAGTTAGAAAAGTTTCTACTCGTAGAGGTCGTAACAGATTACTTTCTCAATTTGAGGCTGGAACTGCGACGGTAACATTAAATGATCCCAATTCTGACTTTAACCCACAGAATACATCATCACCATATTATGGAAAACTATTGCCATTAAGAAAAATAAGAATTTATGCAGTAACTCCATTTCTTGGAGATGATGTAGAAATTAATTTATTTTCAGGATATATTACTTCATACGATACCTCATTTTATCAAGGAACGACACAAGATGCTACAGTTACATTAAGATGTGTAGATGGATTCCGTCTACTATCAAATGTTTCTACAGAAATACCACCAGTTCCAGGCTGTCCAGCAGGACAAGATTCTGGTTCAAGAGTTGCTGCTTTATTAAATTGGGCTGATTTCCCTTCATCTATGTGGGACTTGCAAGAAGGCAATTCTACAATGCAGGCAGATCCAGGTGGAAATAGAAGTGTTCTGCAAGCAATTCAGACAGTTGAATTGTCTGAGTTTGGTGCATTCTTTATGGCAAGAGATGGAAAAGCAAAATTCCTTGATCGTGATTTTGTTGCTCAGTTGTCAGATGCATTGCCAAGAGACTATTCTGATATAGTTCCTTTGCCTATAGGTACTTATCCATACTCATTTGTTGACTTTGCCTATGATGACCAGTTAATCTTAAATGATGTTACTGTGACACGATTAGGTGGAATACCTCAGACTGTTATTGACCAACCAAGCATTGATACATATTCATACAAGTCAGGCCAAAGATCAGACCAACTTATACAGACAGATTCTGAGGCTTTAGATCAAGCACAAATGCTTGTAGCCTCTCGTAAAGATGCAAATCTTAGAATTGACTCAATGACATTGAATCTAAATGGTGATATTGATGAAGAAAATACTGTCGTTAACTTATCATTAGATATATATACATTGATCAATATTACTAAGTCTATGCCTGGTGGTAGCACAGTAACTCGTGAGTTATTCGTTCAAGGAGTAAATCATGATGTTTCTCCAGGACAATGGAATATAAGTGTCTACACAGCAGAACCCATCATTCAAGCCTTTATCCTGGATTCAACAACTCAGGGTATACTTGATACAAATGTTTTAACATACTAAAATAAGGAGAATAACATGCCTATAGGCAGTCCAAACGCTGGTTATAAGACCTTCAACACTGGAGATGTTTTAACCGCAGCACAGGTGCAATATCAATTGCAGAATCAGGTAATAATGTATTTTGCTGATGCTGCAGCGAGAGACGCTGCCCTGACAGCACCTATTCGTCAAGAAGGTATGTTTGCATATCTTGCTGACACAAATAGCACAACATTCTACAATGGAACAGCATGGGAAGGTTTTGGAGATCAAACTCTTGCAACACTTACCTCACCAAAAGAAGTAAACACAACAGCAGCAGGCCCTGCCACAGGAACTGTAAATCTTGATGTTGCTACATCAGCAATATTAATTTATACATCTGATGCTTCAGGAGACTGGACCCTAAATGTTCGTGGTAATGCGTCAACTACTCTTAACTCCTTAATGGCAGTTGGAGAGCAAATATCAGTAGTATTTGAAACACCTATTGGTGCTACAGCATATGAACCAGTAGCAGGAGGATTTACCATTGATGGAGTCGTTCCATCTTCAATTAAATATCTTGGTGGATCTATCCCTGTTGGAAATATAAACTCAACAGATGTTTATGTCTATACAATTAGAAAAACAGGAGCAGCCACATTTACTGTTCTTGGTTCACAAAACAAGTTTGCTTAATAATTAATAAGGAGTAACAGTGAGTCCATTAGAGCGTTTTCCAAGTGGTATTGGCGTACATCTTAGACTTGTACCACCACCACCTCCTCCTCCAGTGACTCCACCTGTCACTCCTCCTGTAACGCCACCTGTAACACCACCTGTTACGCCTCCAGTCACACCTCCAGTGACACCTCCTGTCACGCCACCTGTCACACCACCAGTTACTCCACCAGTCACACCTCCAGTCACTCCACCAGTCACTCCACCAGTAACTCCTCCAGTAACTCCTCCAGTGACACCTCCAGTGACACCTCCTGTGACACCACCAGTTACTCCTCCAGTAACACCACCTGTAACACCTCCTGTAACACCTCCACCACCAATTACTATCTATTGGTCAACAGGATGTTGCGATGGTACTCCAGACAATACTCAAGTAACTGGAACAAGTTCAGCCTTCTTGTATATTGCTCAAGATAATATGCAGGCTGCTTGCAGTTGCTGTCCAGGAGTAGTAAATAATGCTCAAACTGGAAGTTACATAGATGGAAATCCACCTAACATTCCAACACTTAACTGTACACCACCACCAGTTACTCCACCTGTAACACCACCTGTGACTCCGCCTGTTACGCCTCCTGTAACACCTCCAGTCACACCACCTGTTACACCACCCGTAACACCACCCGTAACACCACCTGTTACTCCACCAGTAACGCCACCAGTAACGCCACCAGTAACGCCACCAGTAACTCCGCCAGTTACTCCTCCAGTTACTCCTCCAGTTACTCCGCCAGTAACTCCTCCAGTTACTCCGCCTGTAACTCCGCCTGCAAATGATTGTGGATTTGCTTGTACTGGTGAACCTGGCGAATGTTGCTGTAACACAGCATGTCCATTCTAAACAATATACCTGAGCATGTATTGAAACTGCTCACTAACAATAAAGGAGCAAAATGTACGCCTGTATAGTAAAAAATGATGAAGGCAATTGGGATATCTTTGATTTTGCAAGATATGTCAGTAATCAAGAAAAACAACAAAGACTTGTTGATGCCGTAGAAAGTGGACTTCCAATTACTGGAATGAAATTAACTCCATATCAATGGTCAGCAACTCCTGGCGCAGTTTGGGATGGAGAAGGATTTAGTGGAGGACCATCAACTATAATTCCTGACACTATTGATTGGAACACAATAGAAACTTATGGCTTCTTATGTGACAATGTTATTGTTTATGGAATGATTGCACAAAAAGATACAGGTTCTGGTAGAATAGACCTATTAGATGCTATTTTTGCTGGAGATACTGAAGTTAGCATAGTTGCAATTCCAGAAGATCAAAGTGCAAAAATTGGAGATATTTGGGACGGCGAACAGGTCATCTCAGTTTAATAAATACAAAAGGGGCGAATATGTCTAAATGGGACGAATGGAAAAAGGCACAAGGTGAAACAAGGCCTTGGCATTTGTTAGATGGTAAAAAGTATGTCAAAGATGAAAAGATAGCAGAAGCAAGATTAAGTATCTGTAAGGAATGTCCTTTTTATATTAAGACTACAAGTCAATGCAGCAAATGTGGTTGCGTAATGCCACTAAAAACTAAATTAGAAGCAGCAGCATGTCCAGAAGGCAAATGGTAATGAATCATTTAGCACCAGGTATAGCAACATTTGACAACATATTTCCAGAATCAATGGATTATGTTAATGAAATTATTTGTCAAAATATAGACTGGCGACCAGCAGAAGTTGGTGTAGATAAAGGCTCTGCTGTAAAGACTACTGCCAGAGATACTGACATAATTATTTTGCAAGAAGGCCATGGCATTTTGGGAGATTTTATAAAATCTTTTCGTGAGAATATTCAGCCCTGCCTAAATGAATAT